CCAAGTCGTCGGCGATGACGGCGTGGATTGTGATTTCGACGGCGTCTGGAAGATCATTAACGAAAAATTGGACTCCTGGCCGAAACCGAAAGACGGCATGGGCTTCGACGATCTGTCCGTGGAATATGACGGTGAACGAACGTTCAAGTTCGTCTTGGTCCAGGGTGATCGCAAGAAAGAATTTGCGTTTGATGTTCCGATCGTTTTGGACCGTGGAATCTATGCGGACGGTAAGTCGTATGCGCGCGGCGATGCGGTTACATGGGATGGTTCCAGCTGGATCGCACAGACCGATGGCGCCAAGGAAAAGCCGGGAACCGGTAAGGAATGGCGTTTGGCGATCAAGCGCGGCACCCGTGGCAAGGACGGCGTTATGACGGTTCCGAAAGCGCCGGCACCTGTAATGTTGGGAGGTCGATAATATGGCGATCGTGACCACCGCAGAATATGACTATCGTTTCAAGGTTGACTTGGACCCTGATGGTCAAGACGATCGGTTGCCGAATATCGAGAGTGGTTTGAACGAAGCACAAGCGATCATTGCCGATTATCTTAAGAGCGGATGGGACGAAGACTGGGATGAATCGACGCTTCCGTTGGGCGTGAAATCGTCTATCTTGCTCGTTGCTAATGCGCTTCTGGACGGTGGTGATCGTGGCGACGCCATATTGGCTGGTTTGGCTGAGAATGACCCGAAAAACCCTGTTGTCGGGATGTTGAAACGGCTGCGCGATCCTGCGTTTGCTTAAATAGGAGTGTGAGAAGTGGTCGATTATGTTGTGACAAACACCGCTGTCGTGGCTTCCGACAACGCTGTCAAGGAATCCGGTTTGGCCGGCGAGACGATTGCGGCCGGCAAGGCTGTCTATAAGTCGCCGACGACAAAGAAGTGGATGCTTGCCGACAGCAATTCCGCAACTGCTGCAGCCAAGACGGCCGGCGGTATTGCGCTCAATGGCGCTTCGCTGAATCAGCCGGTTACGGTCATCAAGCAAGGTGATCTGACGATGAATGCCGTTCTCACGGCCGGTTCTGCCGTGATGTTGTCCGACACACCTGGAGGGCTTTGTCCTGATGCGGATGTCGGTTCCGGCGAAAACGTTTGTCAGCTTGGTATTGCCAAGTCGACGACTGTTCTTTCAGTCAAGATCGTGGCACCCGGTGTGTCGAGGTAATCGCTATGTGGGTTCGTTTCGTCGCACCCTTCGAATGGAAACCCAAACGATCCGTGACGATGGTTTGGAAAGCCGGCGATACGTTCAATGCCACCAAGGAATGTGCGGAAGCGGCGATCAAAGCCGGCGCAGCGGTCGAACTGCGCAAGACGTCCAAAACCGCTGACCCCGTCGAGGTAGTATCTGAATGACTGTCGAGCACGCGCAACAGCTTCGTGAACGTGTGACGTTTCAGCAGCGGAACGATACCGGTGCGCCTGGTGCCGTTACCGAATGGACGACGCAGTTCACGCTTGCTGCGCGTCTCAAACCTCGGCTGACCGGTAGCGAAGACCTGGTCGCCGGCCGGATGACAGGACAGCAGCCGTATGTGCTGACGGTCCGGTCCGATCGCCGGTCCCGGTTGGTCAATGCAGGATGGCGTGCGTTCGATGCTCGAAAGGGAATGGGCGAAAACGGACAGCCAAAGCGGTTGTTTCATATCCTGTCCATGGCTGACGTGAACGAAGACAACAGATGGTTGGATTTTCTGGTCAAGGAAGGTCCGCCCGTATGACCGTGACCATCATCGGCAAAGATCGGCTGTTGCGGAAGCTCAAAGCATTTCCGCCGCGCGCGGAAACGCTGATCCGTGCTGCCATGGTGGACAGCGCCGAACAGACGGTTTCGATGATGAAATCTCTTGCCCCGGTTGACAGCGGTGATCTGCAGATGTCCATTTCCTGGACGTGGGGTGACGCTCCAAAGGGGTCGCTTAAGATCGGACAGATCAAGTCGGCACAAGGAAATATGCGGATCACAATCTATGCCGGCGGCGGTGATGCTTGGTATTCGAGGTTCGTGGAATTTGGGACCAGTCCATTCACCAGTGGCGGCAAATTTGCCGGCGCAGCAAACCCTGGTGTCCGCGCACAACCGTTCTTTTACGTGAGCGCTCGCGCACAACGGAAGCCGACCAAATCCCGTATAAGCCGCGCTATTACGAAGGCTGCAAAGGAGATCGCTGCAAGTGGCTGATCCCGTCACCGAACTGCGTAACGAGGTCTATGCGACCATGGCGGCTTACACTGCCTTGACCGATCTCGCGCGCGTGTATGACGAAGCACCGCAGGACAATCCGACCGTTCGTTTACCCTACGTCACACTCGGTCCAGCCAACTATGACATTGAATTGGTGGACTGTATCGAAGGTGGCGAAATCATGTTACAAGTCGACGTCTGGTCCGATCAGCCGGGTCAGGCGCAAGTGACCGCATTGGCTGGACTGGTCCGAAAATCTCTCCGTGGGTTTGCGCCGGAACTGACAGACAACGCACTAGTGGAATTTTCTCATTGGCGGACCGATTATCTGATAGACGGTTCGATCAAGCATGCCGCGATGCGCTTTACCGCGATCGTGGAAGAATCAGCCAGCTAATCAGGAGTTGAACATGGCTAAAGCTACAACCATAAAGAGTGGGATGTTCCGAGTCATGCTCGGCTCTGGTTCCAGCCCTATCGTCTATGCCGCGCCTTGTGGGTTCACGCAGCGTTCCATGACGCTGACCAAGAACCTGGAAGAAGTGAATATTCCGGACTGCGACGATCCGGACAAAATCGACTGGATCGGCCGTGATGCGACGTCGCTGTCCATGTCGATCAGCGGCGAGGGTGTTCTTGCTGAAGAATCCGTCGAGGATTGGCTTGACGCCGTCGAAAGCACGGACTCGGTTCCGGTCAAGGTCGAACTGGAATTTCCGACCAAGACGATCACTTGGACTGGCTACATGCAGGTCGAAAGCATGGAATCGGGCGCCGCGAACGGTGGTCGCGCCACGAACAACATTTCCATGCAGTCCGACGGTGAAATGGTTCGGGTCGTCTCGTAATGCGCGACGCACGGGTCAGGGACGTTACGTTCGCCGATGGCGAATACGACTTCCGGCTTGGTTGGGGTCAGCTGGTGGAACTGCAGGAAAAGACCGGTTGCGGTCCGCAGTTCATTTTGAACAGGCTGCATACCGGTGGATGGATGGTGGAAGATATTTCCGAAACCATCCGTCTCGGCTTGCTCGGCGCCGATCCTGAAATGAAGCCGTCGAAGGCGACCACGCTGGTCCGCCGCTACGTGATGGAACGACCACCGCTTGAAAACCACACGCTGGCGGTCGTCATCCTTACAGCGGCTTTGATGGGTTCACCGGAGGAACCCGTGGGGGAGCACGAAGCGGCAAGTCAGACAGTTCCATCGACGATCTCCCGAACGGACGAATCCGATTTGCCGCAATTTACGGAACAGGTGCAGTCATCGGCTACACGCCGCAAGAGGTCGACAAAATGAGCATGTGGCAGTTCATGGCTGCCGTGGACGGATGGATCAAGGCGAACACCAGCGAAGATAAGAAAACCTTGTCCAACACTGAAGTGAACGACGTTTGGGAATATCTGAAGGCTAAGGAAACTGTGCAGTAGCACCACCGGAGTAACGACTAAGTGGCCACCGATCTTGAACGTCTTGTCGTCTCGCTCGACGCCGATATTAAGAAGTTCGACGCGTCGCTAAAGCGTGCGACGGCGACTTTCAACGGTGAAACGAAAAAGATCGAAACCCGATCCAAGGCAATGCAGAAGACGGTTAACACGTCGTTCAGCGAACTTGGCAAAGGGTTGGCAATCGGTGCCGGATTTACCGCCGGTATCATGGCGTTCAAAGACCTGGCGGATGCAGCGACCCGGACACAGAATTCTTTGAAGGTCGCTGGTCTCAGTGGCGCCGAATTAACATCAGTTTATCAACAGCTTTTTCAGGCAGCGCAGGACAACGCCGCGCCGGTTGAAGACCTGGTCAAGCTTTACAGCCGCGTGGCAATTAACCAAAAAGAGCTTGGCATTTCGTCTCAACAGCTGATTAGTTTCAGCACGAACGTTGCTAAAGCATTACGCGTACAGGGCACAACTGCACAGGAAGCACAAGGCGCGCTCCTGCAGTTGTCTCAAGCTCTTGGGTCCGGAACAGTTCGCGCGGAAGAATTCAATTCTATCTTGGAAGGTGTGCCGACAATCCTGCAAGCGGCTGCTGCCGGTCTCGACAGAGCGGGCGGTTCCGTTGCGAAACTGCGCCAAATCATGTTGGCCGGTCAGCTGTCGTCCAAGGAATTCTTCGATGCGTTCGAACGTGGCGCGCCGACTCTGGACCAAAAGCTGAAAGGCTCGGTCCTGACGATCGGTCAGGCATTGGTTAAATTCAACAATTCGCTTCAGGATGTTGTCGGTAAATTAGACAGTGTTGTCGGTGCGTCGAGTAGTGCTGTTGAAGTAATTGGCCGCTTGTCAACAACCATCACCGATCTCGGTCGGATTTTTAAGACCGTGGCGGATAGCGATGCTGGTGCATTCATCGCGAAGCTGTCCGAAATGCAAGGATATGTCGACAAGCTGATCCCTGGTATCGACGCTATCAAGAATCTTCCGGAGAATGTCGGCAATTTGGCTGATGCGTTGGAAGTCCCGGACATCGAACGC